CCCCCACCCCCATATATTTTTGTGCTACAGTCGGCCCAACTCCCGCTAACCCGGTGCATATGATTACGTTGACTCCCACTGCGGAACACCCACTGCCCTTTGATCTGTCCGATGAGCAGCCGAAAACACATGCGGACAGCATTGCCATTGCCGCAAACACTGTAGATTTGATTGACCAACTCGGTGGCAGCATTGACTTCAGTGCTGAAGATGAGGAGAAGGCCCGCACCCTGATCAAAGGTGAGGCTAAGGGCGAAGAGCCAAAAACTGTATCTATCCCCGGCGTAGCCAAAAAAGCTGCACAGATTCTCAAGGCGTACGACTACCAAGCGATAGCCGATGCAATCCAAGCTCGGAACTTCATCACCAACAAGCTCATCGAGTTGGCTGACTGCGGAGACCCCCGGTTTGAACTAAAGGCATTGGAGCTTCTGGGCAAACACAGCGATATTGGGATTTTTACGGAGCGCAGCGAAATTACTGTGCACCATACAACGTCTGCATCTCTTGAGAACTCCATCAAGGAGCGAGTCAAGCGCCTGCTGAATGCAACGGTTACGGACATAACCCCAATTGATGATCTGGATGCTCAGTTAGGGCTACCCGAGCCAAGCCAAGATGAGTAACGGCATCTCTCTCAAGGATATCGAGTCCCTGATAAACACGGGGAAGCTCTCAGAATCTGACCTGAGGGTGCTCGAAGCACAGCTAGATAGGCTGGAGAAGCTCAAACAGCGGGAACTCAACCAGACCAAGTTCATCAAGTTCGTGGAAGCGGTGTGGCCGAGCTTCATTTCAGGCAGACATCACAAGCGGATGGCTGATGCGTTTGAGCGGGTGGCAAATGGTACGTGCAAACGGCTGATCATCAACATGCCGCCTCGGCACACCAAGTCAGAATTTGCCTCTTATCTGCTACCTGCTTGGTTTTTGGGCAAATACCCCAACAAAAAAGTGATCCAGTGCTCGAATACGGGCGAATTGGCCGTTGGTTTTGGTCGAAAAGTGCGAAATCTGGTCGATTCTGAGGTTTACCACGAGATTTTTCCCGAATTGACGCTCCAAGCGGACTCAAAAGCTGCCGGGAGGTGGAATACCAGCAAGGGCGGTGACTACTTTGCTATCGGCGTAGGGGGTACGGTTACCGGTAAGGGTGCTGACGTACTCATTATTGACGACCCGCACTCAGAGCAAGAAGCTGCGATGGCAGCTAGCAACCCAGAAGTCTATGACAAGGTATATGAGTGGTATACATCGGGTCCGAGGCAGCGTCTGCAGCCCGGTGCGGCTATCGTTATTGTGATGACACGCTGGGCTCAGCGTGACTTAACTGGGCAGGTGATCAAAAGTGCAGCACAACGAGCAGGTGAAGATTGGGAAGTCATCGAATTTCCGGCCATTCTGCCGTCCGGTTCTCCTCTTTGGCCCGAGTTCTGGTCCCTCGAAGAACTTGAAGCCCTCCGCCTTGAACTGCCAAACTCCAAGTGGCAAGCGCAGTACCAGCAGAATCCTGTTGGTAACGAAAGTGCCATCGTAAAACGCGACTGGTGGAAGTGGTGGGAGAAGGACAACCCCCCTGAGTGCGAATACATCCTGCAGACATGGGACACAGCCTTTGAGAAAACCCAACGGGCGGACTACTCTGCGGGCACCACGTGGGGCATCTTCAATCTGGATGAGGACAAAGGTGCACCCAACATCATCCTCCTCAACACGTATAAGAAGCGGGTTGAGTTTCCGGACTTGAAGCGGGATGTGATCGCTGAGTACAACGAGTACGAGCCTGACGGGGTGCTGATCGAGAAAAAAGCCTCTGGCGCACCTCTTATATATGAGTTGCGTTCGATGGGCATACCTGTGCAGGAGTTCACGCCGGGTAAGGGCCAAGACAAAATTGCCCGTCTCAACGCAGTCTCAGACATAATTGCGTCTGGGAAAGTGTGGGTCCCTCGCACCCGCTGGGCTGAAGAGCTAGTGGATGAAATCGCTGCGTTCCCGTCCGGAGAGCACGACGACTTGGTGGATGCGACCACGCTTGCACTTATGCGGTTCCGACAGGGTGGGTTTCTACGACTGCCCAGTGACGAGCCAGAAGAGATCAAGTGGTTTAAGAGTAGTCGCCGCGAGCGGTTCTACACGGTCTAAGGACCTAAAGGAAATACTATGGCAATGGACAAAGGTTTGTATGCGGCCCCTCAGGGACTTGAGGCACTGCAGCCCGACATCGAGATTGAGATCGAGGACCCCGAGGCTGTGCACATTGGCATGGATGGTCTGGAGATCGACTTAGAGCCCAGAGATACCGAGGGCGAAGAGGCATTTGATGACAACTTGGCCGAGTCCATTCCGGACAGCGAACTTGACTCCCTTGGCGCGGCGCTTGTGGAGGACGTTGACAAAGACTTGATGGACCGCAAGGACTGGATAAAGACTTACGTTGACGGGCTAAAGCTACTTGGGTTGAAGTACGAGGAGCGCACAGAGCCGTGGAATGGCGCTTGTGGTGTGTTCCACCCGATGCTGACCGAGAGCGTTGTAAGGTTCCAGTCAGAGGCAATGATGGAGACATTCCCGGCGATGGGTCCGGTGAAGACTCAGATCGTTGGTGCCATTGACCTGATGGCCGAGGAGGCTGCTGCGCGTGTTCGTGATGACATGAACTATCAGTTGACCGAGGTGATGGTCGAGTATCGGCCAGAACATGAGAAGTTGTTGTGGTCACTGCCGCTGGCGGGCTCAGCGTTCAAGAAGGTGTACTACGACCCGAGCAAGGGTCGGCAGGTTGCGATGTTTGTCACTGCAGAGGACATCGTTGTGCCATACGGTGCGTCTAACCTAGAGTCTGCTGAGCGGGTTACGCACGTGATGCGGAAAACGCCAAACGAGTTGAAGAAGCTCATGGCTACTGGGTTCTACCGAGATGTTGACTTGGGGGAGCCGTCGAACGAACTGGACGACATCGAGAAGCAGAAAGCCGAGGAAATGGGCCTGTCTGCGACTCAGGATGACAGGTTCCGTATGTTTGAGATGCACGTGGACTTGGACTTGACCGGTCATGAGGACAAGGACGAGGATGGCGAGCCCACGGGGATCGCACTGCCTTACGTAGTGACGCTTGAGAAAGGTACCAGAAAAATACTAGCTATACGGAGGAATTGGTACGAGGGGGACAAGCTCCACATCAAACGCCAGCACTTTGTGCACTACCAGTACATTCCGGGCTTTGGGTTCTACGGCTACGGTCTGATTCACTTGATCGGTGGGTACGCCAAGTCCTCGACAATGTTGATCCGCCAGTTGGTGGATGCTGGTACGCTGAGCAACCTGCCGGGTGGTCTGAAATCCCGTGGTCTGCGAATCAAGGGCGACGACACGCCTATCGCTCCGGGTGAGTTCCGGGATGTGGACGTACCGAGTGGGTCCATTCGGGACAATATCTTACCGCTACCTTACAAGGAACCGAGCCAAGTTCTGTTCGCTCTGTTCCAGAACATCGTGTCTGAAGGCCGTGCGTTCGCGTCATCTGGTGACATGAACGTGAGTGATATGAGCGCAAACGCTCCAGTTGGCACCACGCTCGCCCTTCTCGAACGCACCCTGAAGGTGATGACCGCAGTTCAGGCCCGTATTCACTATGCGATGAAGCAGGAGTTCAAGCTCTTGAAGGTCATCATCGCCGACTACACCCCCGATGACTACGACTACAAGCCTGAGAATGGTGGGCGGGACATCAAGCGGACCGACTATGACGCAGTGGAGGTCATACCAGTCAGCGACCCTAACGCTGCGACTATGGCGCAGAAGATCGTGCAGTATCAGGCGGTCCTGCAGTTGGCTCAGTCAGCACCCCAGCTTTACGACCTCCCCCTGCTGCACCGCCAGATGATTGAGATTCTGGGGATAAAGAACGCGGCGAAACTTGTGCCTACTGAAGATGACGCAGTTCCGGTGGACCCCGTACAGGAGAACCAAGACCTCCTTACGGGCAAACCGGTCAAGGCGTTCATCGAGCAGAACCACCAAGCGCATATTGCAGTGCACCAAGCGGCGATGCAGGACCCCAAGATTCAACAGTTGATGCAGATGAACCCGCAGGCGCAGGCGATCATGGCAGCGGCTATGGCCCACATCAACGAGCATATTGCGTTCGAGTACCGCAAGCAGATCGAGATGCAGATGGGTCTCCCCCTGCCGACAAAGGAGCAGAACAAGCAGGTGTCGCCAGAGCTTGCAGACCGTATTGCGATGATGGCGGCTCAGGCATCGCAGAAGCTACTGCAGCAGAACCAGCAAGAGGCGCAGCAGCAGGCAGCGCAGCAGCAACAGCAAGACCCTGTTGTACAAATGCAACAGCAGGAGCTACAAATCCGGCAGCAGGAACTGAAGCTCAAGGAGCAGAAACAGACCGCCGAGGCGCATGCCAAAGCAGCCCAACTGACCATTGAGCAGTCTCGGATTGAGGCGCAGAAAGAGATCGCCCGCATGCAAATTGCGGCTACTTCAGCTACGGCACGAGATCGTGTGGCTAAGCAGCAAGAGACAGATACCGCACGTTTGAGTGTGGACGTTGCCAAGCACCGGTCTCAGATGGCGCAACAGCAGCGTCAGCAAGCGCAACAGCAACAACAGCCAAAACCAGCTAAGGGGGCTAAATGATGGACAACCACATGTTGCTTTCTTATATCGCACGCGAAATCGACAAGTTCCGTGGGGATCAAGCGAGTTTTCTTTCCTCCGGTAGGGCAGGGGACTTCCCTGAGTATCGGCATGTCTGTGGGGTCATCCGGGGTCTGACCCATGCAGAATATATTGTCAAAGACCTCGTGCAACGTATGGAGAAAATCGAAGATGAGTGAATTTGATATCACTGCGGTGGACCTCTCTGGAATCCTGAATAAGGGTGCGGAGGAGAAAGCCAAGCAGTTGCCTGACCCAAAAACCTTTCATATTCTTTGCGTGGTCCCTGAGGCTATGGAAGAGTTTGCAGAGAGTTCCATTGGGATCATCAAGGACTCGAAGACTATGCACTATGAGGAGGTGCTGACCCCAGTGCTATTCGTGGTGAAGTTGGGTCCTGATGCGTACAAAGATGCGACTCGTTTCCCCAATGGGCCTTCATGCATGGAGGGGGATTTTGTTATTTGCCGACCGAATACGGGCACTCGCCTGAAGATTCATGGTCGTGAGTTTCGGATCATCAATGATGATTCTGTCGAGGCTACAGTTGACGATCCGCGTGGGATCACCCGCGCTGCATAAGGAATAACCATGAAATTCGGACAAGATGAGTACAAGTTCCCCGATGGGGAAGGCGTTTCTACCGGTGCACCGGAAGAAAAGTTTGAGATCGAGGTTGAGGACGATACTCCGGTAGCCGACCGGAATCGCAAACCTGCCCCTCCCCCGGAGGACCCCACGGAGGATGAGCTTTCTTCGTACGACGAAAAAGTACAGGCGCGGATCAAGAAATTCACTCGCGGGTACCACGATGAACGCCGTGCCAAGGAGGAGGCCCAGCGTGAGCGGGAGGCCGCAGAAACCTTTGCTCGTCAGGTCATCGAAGACAACAAGCGGCTCCAGAAACAACTGTCTTCTGGTAGCGAGGTGTTTATCGCGCAGAACAAAACCTCTGCGCAAGCAGAGTTGGACGCCGCTGAACGTGGTTACAAGGAAGCCTACGAGGCTGCAGCGCAAACCAAGATCGCCAAGGCTGCGTTGAAGCTGGACAAGGCAGAAAACATGCAGCCTATCGGGGTGGACGAGAATGTGTTTGCCGTACCCCCGAAGGATACTGCGCCTAAACCCCATCCGCGCACTGCGAAGTGGTTGGAGGACAACTCCGATTGGTGGGGTAGGGATGAGGAAATGACCGCCGCAGCATCGGGCCTTGACAGGAAACTCCAAAGGGAGTATGGTGCGGACTTCATAGGTTCCGAAAAATACTTCGAGACCATTGACAAAACAATGCGCAAGCGTTTTCCTGAGCATTTTGAAGATGCTCAGAGCCATGAGGATGACCCACCTTCTAAAAGGTCAGAACCGGAAGAGGAATTTGTCCAAATCCGTGCAACAAAACCAGCTTCGGTTGTGGCTCCGGCTACCCGTAGCACACCGCCTACCCGTATTCGGCTGAAGGCATCCGAGGTCGCTATCGCTAGACGACTTGGGGTTACTCCAGAACAGTACGCTAAACAGGTTGCTTTGCTTAAAAGAGGTTGAACATGGAAAAGATCGCCGAGAAAGTCCAAAACCGTATGGTCCGTGAACTTGATTCACGTACTACCAGTATGCGCCCCCAAGCATGGCGTCCTCCTGAGACTTTGCCGTCTCCTGATGATCGTCCGGGCTGGACACACCGCTGGATTCGTATCAGTATGGTTGGGAAATCGGACCCCAGCAACATCTCTTCTAAGCTGCGCGAAGGTTACGAACCCTGCAAAGCAGATGAGTACCCGGAGCTATTGGTGCACGCCTCTGAAGAAGGACGTTTCAAAGGGAACGTCGAGATCGGTGGGTTGTTGCTTTGCCGAATCCCTTCGGAGTTTTTGGATCAGCGGGCTGCGCATTACGCCAACTTGAACAAGGCTCAGATGGAATCTGTGGACAACAACTTCATGAGTGGAAGTGATCCTCGTATGCCGCTCTTTTCGGATAAGCGCTCGAAGGTTACTTTCGGTTCTGGTTCATAATTTTTGGAGTCTTAAATGGCCGCAGTCGCTTCCCCCTACGGGTTCAAGCCCGTTAACTTGATTGGGGGTCTACCGTTCGCCGGTAGCACCCGCAACGTCCCCATTGCCTCTGGCTACAACGTCAACATCTATAACGGATCGTTGGTGTACGTGACTGCCAATGGCGTTTTGCAAATTGCCACCGCAACTGGTGCTGACGCAACTACCAACGGCTTCCCCACTGGCACGGCTAACACCGGCTGCTTGGGTGTGTTCCTTGGCTGTTCGTACACCAACCCAGCCACCAAGCAAAAGCTGTTTTCGCAATTCTGGCCCGCTGGCACGGTTGCGTCTGACGCTGTTGGAATTGTGGCTGATGATGACCGCACTGTTTTCCAAGTGCAATCCGCTGGTTCGCTTGATGGAACAGCCTTGGGCGCTAACGTGTTCTTGAGCGCTGCGCAGTCTACCTCCACAGGTAGCACTACCACGGGCAACTCCACCTCCGCTGTTACTGCCACTCCTGTGGTTACCACAGCAGCTTTCCGAGTGGTTGGCTTCGTGGACATGGTTGGCTTCTCGACCGTGGGTGACGCATTTACTGACATTCTGGTGAAGTTCAACCCCGGATACCACAGCTACAGCAACGCTGTTGGCCTGTAAGGAGCTAAATCATGGCAATCTCACGTGCACAACTACTGAAGGAACTCCTTCCCGGTCTGAATGCTCTGTTCGGTCTCGAATACGCCCGTTACGGCGAAGAGCACAAGGAAATCTACGAAACCGAAACCTCCGAGCGTTCGTTCGAGGAAGAGACCAAGCTGTCCGGTTTCAGCGCTGCTCCGGTGAAGAACGAGGGCCAAGCCATTGCGTATGACAACGCGCAGGAAGCATGGACTACTCGTTACAACCACGAGACCATCGCCTTGGGCTTCTCCATCACCGAGGAGGCTATCGAGGACAACCTGTACGACAGTTTGTCTTCGCGGTACACCAAAGGTCTGGCCCGCGCTATGGCGTACACCAAGCAAGTCAAGGCCGCTGCCGTCATCAACAACGGCTTCTCCGCGAGTTTCCCCGGTGGTGACGGCGTTGCTTTGTTCTCTACTGCCCACCCGCTGGTCAGTGGGGGTACCAACAGCAACCGCCCTACCACGGGCGCTGATTTGAATGAGACTTCTTTGGAAGCCGCAGTCATTCAGATCGCCGCATGGGTGGATGAGCGTGGCCTGCTGATCGCTGCAAAGCCGAAGAAGCTGATCATCCCACCCGCGCTTCAGTTCGTTGCTACTCGTTTGCTGGAAACCAACCTCCGTGTTGGCACTACCGACAACGACATCAACGCACTGAAAAACAACGGTTCGATCCCCGAAGGCTACACGATCAACCACTTCTTGACTGACGCCAACGGCTGGTACTTGACCACCGACGTTCCCAACGGTCTGAAGCACTTCGTTCGTACCCCGTTGCAGAACGGAATGGATGGTGACTTTGATACAGGCAACGTGCGTTATAAGAGCCGCGAGCGTTATTCCTTCGGTTGGTCGGATCCGCTCGGAATCTGGGGTTCTCCCGGTTCGTCCTGATAAAAGCCTTATAAAACAAGGTTTTAAGGGGGCTTCGGCTCCCTTTTTCTTTCGGTGTTGTGTTACTCGTTCAGTTTATGGTACACTGTGACTGTGCACGGGGTGTCACCTGTGTCGAACCACCGGAGTTAACATGGCCAGCGGTATCTACAAAATAATCAACATTATCAACAACAAGTTTTATGTCGGGAGTGCCGTAGACTTGAAGCGCCGTAAAGCCCGACACTTTTCGGAGCTACGTACTGGTAAGCACAACAACAGGCACCTACAAGCGGCGTGGGATAAATACGGGGAGCACGCGTTTATTTTTGTCGTCCTTGAAGAGATTGCTGCGGACGCCGACCTCCTAACGGCAGAGAACGTGTGGCTGCACGCACACGTAGGTAAAGAATACTGCTACAACATCGGGGTTGACGCCATAGCGCCCATGCGCGGCATGGGCGGAGAACACAGTCCTACATGGGGGTACAAACACACACCCGAAAACTTAGAAAAAATAGGGGTGGCGTCCAAAGCACGTGTGCAGACAGCCGCAGAAAAAGAAAAACGGAAAGCCACAATGCGGGGCAAACCGCAGCCCGCAGCAGTGCGTGCAAAAATAGCGGCCACACTATCGGGTGAGGGCAACTTTTGGTACGGTAAAAAACGACCGGAGCATGGCGCCAAAGTGCGGCGTGCGGTAGTAGTGACAGACCTGAGTGGTCGCAGTGAAGTGTTTCCAAGCATACAAACGCTTCGGGAGACTCTGCAGCTTAAACCACCTACGGTCAATCGAGCACTCAAATCGGGCACGCCCATATCGCGTGGGCCGCTCAAAGGATGGTCCTTCAAATATGTGGACACTGCAACGCCAGTGTGATATATTGCACCCAACCCGGGGTTACCGGTGCATCAAACTGTCCCGGCAGACGACATACCGATTGATGCGCCTATCTTGTATGTAAGGAAACCATCATGAGTTTTTCATCCTTTTCCGGCCCGCTGCGTTCTGGTACTGTCAAAGAAGGCGCAGGACGTAACACCGGTCTCGCAGTCCTCACGCAATCGTACGACTCGGGTAACCTCACAGGTACTACCACTGGTAACTACGATGTTGCCGCAATGGTTCTCCCCGCTGGTTCACAGATCATCAGCATCTTTGTAGACCAAGTTGTTGCTGCCACTGTCGGTACTACGACTATTTCTACCGGCACCACCTCTGGCGGCGCTCAGTTGATGGCGGCTGTGGCTACTACGGCTGGCGGTCGATTCCAAGGCACGGCCACCGCCGCTACGCAGCTTGCATGGCAAACCTCTACCTCGGCAGACACCACGGTGTTTGTCCGCAACGTAGTCGGTACTGGTACGCTCGGCGCTGGTCGGTTCATCGTGACAGTGAACTACGCTCAACGCGTTGTGGACGGGACTAATGCAATCGCCAACCCTGTTTCGGCCTAAGTAGCTCGGGGGCTTCGGCCCCTTTTTTTGGATAGGAGAACACTATGGCTGGATTTGCACCGTTATACGACAGCGAAACAGGTCGGTCCTCGGCGTGGAAAGCAACTAACCATGCTGCGCACGTTGTCACATCAAACATCACTGGTAAATTCCGTGATGCTTTTGAAACCTACACGCCCGGTACAAACTGGAATGAAACACGCGGCACTGGCGACTTAGTTTATGTGGACGGCAATGCCGCAGCGTCTTCGTATCTGGTCATCAGCAAGTCGCCATTGGTGGCTGGAACTGAAACGACCATTACGTGTCAGGAAACCGCAGAGCTGCCTGTAGAGTTGGCTGTCGGCATGTCGATGTCGCAGCGCACGCTGGGGCAGGAGTTTGCCACAGAGATCGTTGACACCGGCCCCGCTTTGGTTGATATTCCTGACCTTGCGATTTCGTCTATTCAGCAGGCAACGACCACCCTGACCATCAACACCACCCTGCCACACGGCTTGAGCATCGGCAAGTCCATTGGTGTTTACGGCTGCGCGGACAGTCGCATGAACTACCCCGCTTTGGTGGTGGCGACCGTACCGACACCGAATCAGATTACCGTCACAGCAGGTCCGGGCGGCGCTATTCCATCGGTTACGGCGGGTCCGTTTGCAAGCGGTTTTGTGTACTTCCGCGAGCGCCTTGGCCGCGCTGAAGATGGAACATCGTTGATTTTTGAGCAGCCTACAGTCACTCAAGCGTCTCTGTACACCCGCTCTGAAGCTGGCGATGCGTACCCCACCGGCACGATTGCGGGTAACCATTCGATCACCGTGGGTACTTCAGCCTCGGTGCAGCTTATTGCAGCGGCGTACACCTACGCTTTTGGCCCGACGACCGAATATCGGTTAACTCAGCAAGCGGATCGGCTGCAGTGGTCTGATGTGGCGATTGACTCCATTGCAGGTACTACCAATCGACTGCTCCGCACAAGCGTAGTCCCGAGTCCTGCTAAAAAATACCAACTGCGCTTTCGGGCGACTAACAACGACTCGTTGACCATTCCTATTGGTCAGATCGTCAGCGTTAGCAAGGCCGGTACAACCACAGCCACGTTTGTGATGGATCGGGCACACAATCTGACCACAGCCGATGTGATTGTTCTTTACGGGGTGCGGAACCAAACCGACTTCCCCAACCAAGTTGCAGCAATTGCAGTAGCATCTATCGTTAGCCCAACATCGTTTACAGCGGTGATTACCGCGACGACCGCAACCATTACAAGCTACGGCGGCTACGTTGCCAAGGTGCAAGGCGGCAACCTGATGAGCGCCTTGGGTGCTGTTGCACAGGTAGCACAAAATGCTACGTTGTCCACTTTGTCTGATGGAACCCGGCAGTTGGTGCTTACCGGTAGCGCAAACTGGGCGGCTCCTGCAATCATTTCGGGCGATGTGCTGGAGTTAGTCGGATGCCGGAACAACGTCAATGGTGCGACCTTAGGCATTGATGGTCCGTGGAAAGTGGCTACAGCGGCAACCACGGCCCTGACGCTGGTGCTGCCTTATGCAAACAGCATGGCACTGCCCGCAGGCTTTGCCGTGACGGATTGCGGCGGAGCGCTGATAAAGCGAACCGAGTTGCGCCTCAGCTACGTGCGACTGTTTGACTACGAGCGTGAGCGTGTTGAGATTCTGACGCGACCTACCACGGACGTGCAAGGCTCTGTGCCGGTGCAAGTGACAGGCGGCAATATCGCGGTTTCCAGCGTTACCGCAGTCGTTGCCGCAGGTACACCCACCGTGCCCGCTACACCGTACTTTGTGAACTCGCTGGCTACCACCAACGGCGCGTTGATCCTGACCGGTACGTCGGGCCTGCAAGCGTTCTACGCCACCAACACTGGTGCGGCAGCAGCTTATGTGAAGCTGTACAACAAGGCCACAGCGCCTACGGTTGGAACAGACGTGCCTGAGATGATCGTCCCTGTTCCAGCGGCTGTTGGTGGTGTGCCGGGCGCTGTTGAGTTGACGCCGGGTTTCAATGCCTACCGCTTTGCTTTGGGTCTGGGGATTGCGATCACAGGGGGCGCTGCGGACGCGGACACCACGGCAGTTGCAGCGGGTCAGGTCAAAGTCAAACTTTCAAGGACTGTCTAATGGCTACCGTTACGATTCTCAGTGGTGATGAGCCGTACTACAACATCCGCGTGTCTTTCTGCGGTCTGGATTTTGACCAGAACATCGTGACTACGCAAAAAGGCGCGGCGCTGAAAAAGCAACTGCAAGCGTATGCGGACGCGTATGAGGCGGCGTACGTAGGGCCGAGCGTTGCCGACAGCGCCGCAGCAGATACACAGGTGTAGCTATGGCAACTCCTGCTTGGACTCGCAAAGAAGGGAAGAACCCCAAAGGCGGCTTGAACGCTAAGGGGCGGGCTTCGTACAACAAGGCCAATCCCGGTAAGCCGGGTCTGAAAGCTCCGCAGCCCGAGGGCGGCGCCCGCCGAGACTCATTTTGTGCCCGGATGGAGGGCATGAAGAAGAAGCTGACTAGCGCCAAGACGGCCAACGACCCGAACAGTCGGATCAACAAGTCTCTCAAAGCGTGGAAATGCTGACATGAAACACGAACTGACAGAGTCCACCAAGCACCTCGTGGATGCACTTTCAATTGCAACCGTACTAGGTGCCTTAGTGAACGTACTCCCCTCCATTGCAGCGCTGTTCACGATTGTCTGGACAAGCATCAGAATCTGGGAAACGGACACCGTGAAGCGGTGGACAGGTAGGAAATAGTTTTTTTAAAGGCGGTGACACTATGGCTAAGAAGATTCCCCCATTCATGGGTAAAGAGACCAAGGCTGAAGAAGCCAAGGAAATGAAGATCAAGGCCAAAAACCCCGCCTTGTATATGAAGGGTGAGAAGGCGGAGGGCATCCACGGCAAGTCGGGGATGGAGAAGCCCACCAAGTACGCCCGAGGTGGGTTCGTTCGTTATGCCGACGGTGTTGCCTCTAAGGGCAAGACCAAGGGCAAAATGGTCAAAATGGCCGGTGGTGGTAAAACTTGTTAAGGAGTTCAACATGAAAAAACGCAAATTTGACGACGGTGGCGAAGTTGACGCAATGGAATCCGCCAACAAAGGTGAAGACCTAGCGGCTGAACTGCGCGGCGAGAACACCCTCAAGAACATGCGCGATGCCGCAGCGGCTAAAAAACCTATGGCTAAGCCGAAGCCAAAACCAATGGTCTCCGCTCCAAAGGCGAGCCCAGCCCCCGCAGCCCCCGCAGCCGCCCCTCGTAGTGCGTCTGATGAAACCAAGATGTCTCTCAGTGATCGTATCAAGATGAGTCGGGAGCGGGCTAGGACAAGCTCTACTGGTACCGACACCCGCTCAGTGGGCCAACGTATCCGCTCGGCGTTTGGTATGAAGGATGGTGGCTCAGTTTCCTCACGCGCAGACGGCGTTGCCCAGCGCGGCAAGACTCGCGGAAAGATGTGCTGACATGAGAGCTAGTCGTGGGATGGGGGACATCAACCCCTCCAAGATGCCTGACGGGAGGAAAAAAGCCCGTAAGGATAACACCGACTTTACTCAGTACGCAGGGGGCGGCAAGGTCAACGCCGCAGGGAACTACACCAAGCCCAGCCTTCGCAAACGGATTGTGTCGCAAGTGAAAGCCGCAGCAACGCAAGGTACGGGCGCTGGGCAATGGAGCGCGAGAAAAGCGCAGCTTGTAGCGAAGAAATACAAGGCTGCTGGTGGGGGGTATACAGATTGAAAGCGCCGCAGCAATCGCTCAAGGATTGGACGGAAGCCAAATGGCGCACCAAGTCTGGCAAGCCGTCTTCTAAGACGGGGGAGCGGTATCTACCGGAGGCGGCAATCAAGGCGTTGTCCCCTGCGGAGTATGCGGCGACAACAAAGGCAAAACGGGCCGGCAAAGCGGCGGGTAAACAGTTTGTTGCTCAGCCAAAAAGCATTGCAAGCAAAACAGCGAGGTTCAGATAATGGCTACAAAGAACTGGATCGCCGGGGCCATCAAAAAGCCCGGTGCCCTGCGCCAGCAAATGGGCGTCAAGGGCGATGCGCCGATCCCAGCGAAGAAACTCGCCGCTGCCGCCAAGGCCCCGGGTAAACTCGGGCAGCGTGCACGTCTCGCACAAACCCTGAAGGGCTTTAAGTAATGGCAACTTCTGGTACGGCTACGTTCAACCTCGATCTGGTCGAGCTAGTTGAAGAGGCATTTGAGCGCTGCGGCTCAGAGTTGCGCACGGGTTATGACCTGAAGACCGCACGGCGCAGCCTGAACTTGCTGTTTGCGGACTGGGCCAATCGTGGCGTCAACATGTGGACGTTTGAGCAGGGCTCTATTCCGTTGGTACAAGGGACCGCGACCTACGCCCTTCCGGAGGATACTGTAGACCTCCTCGAACATGTGATTCGCACTGGGGCAGGCAATGCGGCTACTCAAGCTGACTTGACGATCACTCGGATCAGCATTTCTACATACGCTACTCTGCCTAACAAGCTCACGCAAGCGCGACCTATCCAGATTCTCGTTAACCGTTTAGAAGCACCATCAGTGACCGTGTGGCCTATTCCGGATGGCTCACAGACGTACACCCTCGTGTACTGGCGTCTGCGGCGTATGCAAGACGCGGGAACTGGCATCAACACGATGGACGTTCCGTTCCGTTTTATACCCTGTATGGTGGCGGGGTTGGCCTACTATCTCTCTACAAAAATTCCCGGTGGTATGGAGCGTATGCCGATACTGAAGACGCAGTACGACGAAGCGTGGCAGTTTGCTTCAGATGAAGATCGTGAAAAAGCAAGTGTGCGTTTCGTGCCGCGCCAGATGTTTATCGGGTGATGTATGGGCAACCGGTTCGCCTCTGGTAAAAACTCAATCTCAGAGTGTGACCGTTGTGGTCAGCGCTTTAAGCTGACGCTGCTAAAAAAGCAGGTACTCAAGACCAAGACAATCAACTTCCTTGTATGCCCTGAGTGTTGGGACCCTGATCACCCACAGTTGCAGTTGGGCATGTACCCGGTTGATGACCCCCAAGGCATCCGCGACCCACGCCCAGATCAAACCTACCGCATCGCTGGCCCCAACAGTGCTGGAAATCTCTCTGGTGGGTCACGGGACATACAGTGGGGGTGGGCACCGGTAGGCGGGTCGCGTGACTTTGATTCAACGCTGACGCCAAACGATCTTGTCACGACACCTGTTGTCGGGCAAGTGACAGTTAGTACGACACTGGTCTGCCCGGTCTACGAGATAACGGTAAACACCACCGACGCTGGCCCTATTACAATCCCCAGTGGTTGTTTTGCCAATGTGTACGGCACAGCGGTGTGGACCATCACATAAGGAATCGACATGCCAGTACAAATAGACGGCGCGGGGGCAATAACGGGGCTACTCAGCCTGAGTCTCCCACTCACGGGTTTGCTGAAAGGTACTGGGGCGGGCAACAACATAGCAGTTGCCGTATCCGGTACGGACTACGCCCCCGCTACAACCGGGACGGCCATTTTTTACGGCAACGGCGCGGGTGGTTTCAGCAATGTAACCATTGGTGCCAATCTTACTTTTGTCGGGGGCGTACTAGATGCCGTAGGCGGTGGCGGGGGCGGGGGCACGGTCACGACACTAAGCGTAGTTTCAGCCAACGGATTTGCGGGCACTGTAGCAAATCCTACAACTACTCCTGCTATCACCCTCACCACCAGCTTGACGGGGCTGCTGAAGGGCAACGGCACTGCGCTGAGCGCGGCTACCGCTGGTACGGACTATGTGACGCCCACCGGCAGCGAGACGCTAACCAATAAGACGCTGACCAACCCGACGATCACCAACTACACCGAGACGGTTTTTGCGCCGGCAGCAGGTAGCTCCTTTACCGTCGCGCTTACCAACGGCACGATCCAGAGACTAACCACCAACGCTAACGCCACCATCACCCTGCCGGCAAGCGTAGCAGGTAAGAACTACAGCATCATCGTCGCCTATGGCGGGGTGCACACGCTTACGTGGGCCGGTGGTGGCGTATTGAAATGGGCAGGCGGTACGGCACCGACAGCCACGAGTGTCAATGGCAAGTTCGACATCTTCGTCTTCACCTGTGACGGCACCAACACCTATGGCCGTAGTGGCGGGAGCAATTTCTAATGTTCTGCGCTAACTTGGGTGCGGTGGTCACTACGGCTATAGCGCCGTCCGACTATTGGTTCTCTACTTTTCCTGTATTTTCTGCGATTTCGGATATATACCTAAATCAAGCCACGGGTAACGTGCTGACCAACAGTAGGCTGGCCAACAACTATATAGTAACAACGCCGGCAGGAGCTATCGACACGCAGTTCGGTGGCTCAACTACAATGGCCTTGGGTAGGTATGCTGCGGCGATAAATTCTGTTGGCCCTGTGCTGGGCGGTTTTGATACTGCCAACAACCTAACTGTCGTAGCGCACAGTACGTGGGCAGGCGCCAATGTTTGGAAACGCCGGATTTCAGGCAGTGCTCAGGCAGGTCCAGTAGGTTTGGTGGTCGATTCTGCCAACAACATATACGTAGGGGCGATGAACGATGCCACCTCCGCAACCAACATCATGAAGTTGGACTCGGGGGGCGCTATTGTTTGGCAAAAGTCCGTAACGCCGCCAATACTTCACGCTATCTACAACGCAGTTGGGCAGATTTTTGCAGTAGATAACTCAGACAACCTTATTATGGCGAGAGCGGGGGCGGGTACTAACACATACAGCTATCTCACCAAGTTTGATTCTGCAGGCACTGTACTGTGGCAGCGTACTTTCCGCGACTTGACAAACAACTATCTTCCGCTGTTCGTAAAAACAGTGACGCTTTCTAATGGAGATATTGTCTGCGTTGGGTATTATGTAGACGCAACAACCTCGTACGGGTTGATTGTTAAATACAGTGCGGCTGGGGCGCTGCTGTTTCAACGCCGCGTAACTCCCGGCGCGAGCAACACTATGCAGCTTCTGGGGGCTACAGTAGACGCTCTGGACAACATATACGTATCTGGTTCGTATGACAACGCTGCGGGAACAGATGGACGTGGGCTTGTTATGGCCTTTACTTCTGCGGGTGTGCTAACTTGGCAACGCAGTTGGGCCACCACAACGCCCACTATCGGTTGGGGTTTTAATGCCGCTGCTAATAAAGACGGTGCAGTATATGCTGCGGGGCGCACTGACATTGGTCAGTGTATTCTAGCCGTTCCTACAGACGGTAGCAAAACAGGTGTGTACGGTACATATACCTACGCAACCACTACGTTTGTTGATAGCGCGATTTCTGTTTTCACCAGCGCCACAACGACGGCGACTACGGCGACTACCACAACTACTGCTACGACGGTTACACACACAATCCCAACGACTTCGTACACGCGTACGCTTACAGACATCCCTTGACAGCATTGACAAAACACCCCTAAACGGGCACACTGCCCCAACACGTGAAAGGCAAAATCATGGCAACACAAGACAAAAAAGCACCGGTTGATACCGGTGGCAAAGGCGGCAACGGCGGTAAGACCAACGAGGACATGCTGAAGCTCGGTCGTGGTCTGGCCAAAGTCGCTAACCAGAAACGGAGCAAGTGATGGCTACATTCAGCAAAAAGCTCATGGGCAAAGAGGTGGGTGATGCCGCTGTCTATGCCAAGCCCCACACTATGAGCGGTGGCGAGGTGGACCTCTCGTCGACTGGTTACGGCGCAAGTGATCGTGGCAAGACTGCGGACCTTGCGATGTCCGTGGCAGGCTATCGGTCCAAGCCCTATGCAGAGGTCAAAACCTCCGGCATCAAAATGCGCGGCACGGGTGCGGCCACTAAAGGCACGATGGCTCGGGGTCCGATGGCATGAACTACTCGGAGCTTGTAACTGCGGTCTCCACGTACACGGAGAACACGTTCCCCACGGCGCAGATGAATACGTTCATCAAGCAGGCGGAACAGCGCATCTACAACTCAATGCAGTTCCCGTCGATTCGTAAGACGACGACACTGACCCTCACCGCCAGCAGCCAGTACCTGAACTGCCCGAGTGATTTCTTGGCGGCGTACTCATTGGCTGTTATTGACCCTGCGGGTGTGTACGCGTTCCTACTGAACAAGGACGTTAACTTCATCCGAGAGGCGTACCCTACCGTTGCCGCCACCGGCACGCCAAGGTACTACGGCCTCTTTGGGCCACAGGTCTCGGGGGTCACCCCGACGATCCCGCTACGGTTCATTCTTGGCCCCACGCCCAATGCGGCGTTGTCCGCCGAGTTACAGTATTTCTACTACCCAGAGTCGATTGTTACGGCGGCTACAACGTGGCTTGGCGACAACTTTGACTCCGTGCTGTTATACGGCACGTTGGTGGAAGCGTACACCTACATGAAAGGTGAAGCTGACGTTGTCGCGCTGTATGACACGCGTTATAAGGAAGCGCTGATGCTTGCTAAGCGCTTGGCGGACGGTATGGAACGTCAAGACTCCTATCGCAGTGGTCAGGTCAAGGTGCCCGTAGCATGATTTCACAAACCCAGTGCACCAGCTTCAAAGCAGAACTGTACCAAGGCGTACACAACCTGCTGACCGACACATTGAAGCTGGCGCTTTACACAGCAGCCGCAGATATTGGTGCTGCCACTACGGTGTACACAACCGTTGGTGAGGTCGTGGGTACTGGGTATACCGCAGGCGGTGTAGTTGTCACAGGTGCCACAGTCGGAACCAGCAACAATATTGCGTATGTCAATTTCAGTAATGTGGTGTGGTCGCCAGCGGGGTTCACGTCAAGGGGTGCGCTGTTGTACAACGCGTCCAAGGGCAACAAGGCGATTGCGGTGCTTGACTTCGGCTCCGATAAGGTGACCACCACGTTTATGACGGTAGTGATGCCCGCCAATACGGCAACCTCTGCTTTGATTCGGAGCGACAGATGAGTTTTACATACACCGGCAACCTAAAACTTGCGCTTCCTGCGACGGGCACTGAGCCGGGTTCGTGGGGGGAGGCGGTCAATAGTCAGATCACGACCTTGCTCGATCAGGCGGTCGCGGGTACGGCAAGCCTTTCGTGGACCAACGGCGCTGCGGACTATACGTTACCCAATGGCAACGGCAGTGCGGTTAATGAGGCGCGCTATATGGCGTTGCTGATCCCATCGACGCTCACGCTCACTGCGGCGCGTAACCTCATCGTGCCAAGTTCGTCTAAAACGTACATTGTGGTGAACAACAGTACAGGTGGATTTGCGGTTACCGTGAAAACCAGTGCAGGCACTGGGGTTGCAGTAGCAAGCGGCGCCTTCAGGCTTTTATACTGCAACGGCTTCGATGTTGCGGATGTAGTTGGAACGATTTCGCTCACTACGGGTGTTACAGGCACACTCCCCGTAGCCAATGGTGGCACGGGCGTTACTACGAGCACAGGCTCGGGCGCCAACGTACTGTCTACGTCCCCTACGCTCGTAACGCCTACGCTAGGGACGCCTGCATCGGCAACACTCACTAACGCCACAGGACTCCCGCTCACTACGGGTGTTACAGGCACGCTTCCTGTAGCCAATGGCGGCACGGGCGTTACGACAAGCACTGGCTCGGGCGCCAACGTACTGGCTACGTCCCCTAC